TATTCTTCTTCAAGACGAGCAGCTTCAAAAACCATACGGGCTGAAAGAGCTGCTTCAAAAAGAGTAGAAGCTTCGAGTTTGAAATCTTCAGTTAATTCATAACCGTTGAACATTTCTTCAACGTCTTCCTTAACATTAAGCTTTGGCATTGGATCGTTAACCTTAGCGCCACCCTTACCAACAGCATCAGATGGCTTCATCTGAATTGTCTTTTCGTTTGAAGCTTCTTTGTTACCAACACCGTAATCTTTACCTGGACCGAACTGTGAAAGAGTTGCGGCGAACTTGTTGAGGTCTTCCTTAGACATACCACCAACCATATTCATAACTTGGCCCATTACGCCAACTTTTGAATGGTCAAGAGCCTTTGGATCCTTGATTGCTTTAGCAGCTGGGTGAAGAGATGAAGCAGCAAGAGTTTCTTCTTCGATTGAAGACTCTTCATCCATTTTCTTTTTCTTAGAAGATCCTTCTTCTTCTTCGCCTTCTTCTTCCTCTTCTTCTTCCTCGCGCTTCTTAGCCTTAGCCTTTTTCTTGGCTTCGTCTAAAGAAACCTTCAGAAGCTCTTCAAGGTGAGTATTTTGTTCGTTTGCCATTAGAAAAATCTCCTATTAAAGAATTTTAAAATTATTTATATATTTTTACTTTTTATTGCTAAAGAAGCAATATAATTCTCAAAGATAGCTTTACGCTGCTCTTCGAGCTGTGATTTTGACATTCCATGAACTGCTTTCTTGATATTATCAAGCTTTTCTTCATGCCAAGTGTTGTGAACTGGATCAAAAATCCATTCAACATTTTCCATAATACCTTTAACGAAAGCATCAGGAGCAGACGGATCGGCTACAATATCTGCAGCTGTAGAGAGACGTAGGTCGTTTTGAACAACCATAACACCATTAGATTCCTTCAAAGAACCCATAGCACGAGATGAAACCCCAAGCTGACCGCCAGATTCCATAATACCACGAGCAATATTCCCCATAGGAGTTTCTGTAATTTTAGCCTTACCGATAAAGTTTTTACCGTCACGCTTCAATTCAGTAATAATGTGTGATACACGATCTAAATTAATTGAAGGACCAGCTGGGTGACCAAGCTCACCATAAGCACGGTTTTTAGAAACAGTTTCTTTCATGTAACGTTGTACTTCGCTCTCAAGAACGTCAACTGGATACATACGACCGTTTCTGTTTTTAATATCTGCCTGAAGGAAAATGCCTTCAATGAAATAATCTTTTTTGCCGTTTTCTTTGGCTTCTGTAACGTACTGAACGTCTTCAACGAGTTCTGTAAAGAGTTTCATTTTTGCCTCTTAAGATTTATACGCAACAGCTGTTGCTACTTGACCGCTACCAATAAGAAGATCGGTTGGGTTTTTAATAACTACTAATTCGCTATTCGCAAGAACAGTAGCTGATGCATAAGTTGAACCATTAGCATATTGAACTAATAGAACAGTGTTACCAGTAGTTGGGTTACAAACACGAATGATTGGATTTCCACCAACATTATTAGCAGTAGAACCAATACTAATTTCTTGCGTTAATAACTTATAAATCATTATAATCTCCCTGGATCATCCGCAATACCAGATGTATATCTGATTGGAGTATCTCCAGGTGCGGACTCTTTTTCTTTTTTCTTTTTCTTGCCGCCTTCTAACATAGGCATCGCAAGATCTTCATCTACCTTTTTTGACTTTTCTGGGTGCATTCCATAATAAGCACCTAGAGCCATCTTAATACGTTCTTTTTTTGACTTACCAGAAAACTTTGGATTATCAGAGTGAACAAAATCAGAAACGACTTCGCCAGCTTTAGTTTTCTTAGTTAGTACTTCATAAAGTTTTTTTTTATCAGCGATCATACCTTTTTTTCCAGGCTTTGCTTCTGGAACTGATTTACCGCCGCAACCACATGAGTCGCCTTCATACATGCTACCGCATGCTTCGCACTTCATGCTCTTTGCTTCATAAACTTTTTGATCTTGCTTATTATAAGGAGCTGGCTTAACCTTACCACCAGTGAAAGCAGCATCAGCGTCATATGGATAATTATGCTTTTCTATTTCATGTTTTTTAGCAAAATCCTGATTACCAGGAGACGCATTTAAATTAGCAATATCCATCTTTTCTCTAGTGCTTGATCTTTTACCAGAGAAGTCGCCTTCTTTTGGTTTCTTAGGTGAAATATCTCTAAGCGGCTTCGCCATCTTCGTAATCCTCTACGTTATTATCGTCTGTTTGCGGTTCTTCAGCATTGTAACCATACATCATTTGAGCAACTTCGATTTTCTTATCATTAATAGAAGTTGCGATTCTATCAATAATTAAATCGTTAAACGCTGACTCAAAATCCAATGGTTTTTGTTCTAATGCAGCAACAACTAAATCCGACATATCATATTTATTAGTATCAGTCATTTAAGTATCCTTTCACTGAACCTGCTGTTGAGGTTGAGCTCTTTGCTCGCCCATATTATTAAACTGACTTGCAATATCAGGGTTCTTAGCTATAATTTGAACTGCTTGCTTATATTTAGACTGCTCTTGGATAGAGCGATTATTAACGCCCTTCTGTTTCATTTGATTAACAAACAAGATAGCTTGTCTAACTTCTTCATATTTGTTTTGTTCAGCTTCCTGCTCTTGGCTAGGAGGCTGCTGTTGCTGTTGAGCTTGAGCGATCATCTGAGCATTTTGCTCAACCATTGGATTCATCCAACGAGGCTCTTTTGATTGTTCTTCAACATTAATTTGAATATCTAATTCTTCAATATCAGAATCAGACTGCTGGAGAATATTTTTACGAATCCACTCATGTGAATAGTAGATACCAGCATATGGTTGGAACTGAGAAGCAAGAGCAATTCTGCCCTGAGCGATTTCATTATCCTTAAGCTCAGTAAAATAATTATTTTTAGCAAATTCGAAACGAACGAAATTTTGAAGATTAGCCCAATCTTCTGGCGTCATAATAGCTTTTAATACAAGTTGCTTTTCAAGCATCTTTAAGAATAGCTGAGTGAAACGTGAACGTAAACGAATTACGAAACGATTAAATTTTAATTCGTCTCTTGTAATTTCAGTTGCACGACCAACGGAGAACACAGCGTCTGTATTAAGACGTGACATAGGAACGTTAAGCGTTTGTAAAAACTTCTTTTGAAAGTATAGCACGTCGTCCATCTGACCAAGTGTTTGACCGCCAGGAAGGGTAGTAACCTCCGTACCTCTTCCACCTTCACGACGAGGAAGCCAATAGTCTTCCAACATAGTCATGAATTTGCGGTCGTCACGGACTTCACCAGAAGCAGCATCGTAGATCAAACGATTTTTATGCTTGACCATGATATCACGAACGTATTGTTCAGCCTTCATTTTAGGAAGGTTACCAACGTCGATATACCAAATACGTCTTTCTGGTGCACGTGCAAGGCGGTAAATTACAAGTGCGTCTTCAAGAGTACGCAATTGATTTAACGCCTTGATAGCTTTATGAAGGTATGAAAGAACCATTGTTCCTTGGTTATCAGTCAAACCTGAAACGATATGAAGGACTGCATCTTTCGCAATCTTTAAACCTGTAGTAGAAGGACCAACTGCTTTATTACCGTAGTTGAATCCCTTATCGTTAAAGATAAAGTATTCGTTAGCGGTTCTTTGAATTACAGCGTCGCCAGTATTACCAGCCTGAATTCTCTTTTTAGCAACTTCTCTAACCTTACGGATTTTTCTTGGATCAACGTAACGAAGTTCTTTAATGCCTTCTTTTGGATTTTTTTCGTCAACGATAACATGATAGTAAAGACGACCATCAACATACCAGCGACGATAAATGTCATAAGCATGAGTATTAAACTGTAAAATTCTTAGGCAGTTATCAAACTCATCTGTTATAATTTTTTTAATTTGAGGAGAAATTTCAGCGTTATCTAAATTGATCTTTACAATTTCTTTTTCATCATATGAAATAGATTCGTTTACAATTTCGTCAATCGCCGCATCACATTCTGGATGAAGAGACATTTCACGATATTTTGTAACGAGTTCCGCTTCAGTTCTAACAGTACCGTCTAAGTCAACGTATGTACCAAACGCACCACCAGCAGCAACGACAAGAGCCCCATCGTCTTGCTCTTTTGGGGCAAACGACTGGGGCTGCTCTTCAGGTTTTCTATAGTCTTTACGTTTAAATTCGAAACCGAATAATTCTGCCATTTATTTCTCCAAAAAG